TCGCTACCTGAGGTCACGTCTCGAAGCCGAACGCTTTGGCGCCTTCGCGCCGGGACATCGCGTATTCCCTTGGCGCGGTTTGAGTCACGGCGCCGAGATGGCTAGCTGGCTCTGCGGGTGTCGAGTCAGCGGCGACAGGCGCCTCACGTCTTCCTAGTGTCACGTCGAGGCTGACCTTGCTGGCCGTCACGGTGATTCGCACGCTCATGCGAGCATCCTTTCTACGGTGGATCGGTCGCCGCCGGCGGCCGCGAGCTCGCGGGCCAGTAGCCGGCGCTCGACGACGGTGGACCACCTGCGCCGGCAGTGCGGGCAGTAGATGACGGCGGCCGCCGACCATGTGAACGCGGGCTCGGTCGACTGTGATTGCCACATCGCCTCGCTGCCGCGCATGACCCAGTCCGACGCAGCCGGCTGCGGACGTCGACGTCGACGTCGACGAGCTGGTGACGGCGGATCGGGCAGAACCAGGCGGCGATCGCGGATCCACTCACACGACAGATGGGTGCACGCCACGGCGCACGTGGGACCGAACGACAGCCGACCATCAGATGGTGGACCAGCCGCGAGGGATTCAGCGATCGCCGCGTGCTCGCCGATCTGGCGGAGATTGGTGGGCTTGCGTGATGCGCCGATCCGGGTACACGAGGTGTGCGTGCACTCCTCACAGATCGGGCCGGGGATGCCTCGGTGCTCAGGGCACAGCGATCGCAGCACGATGTCCCGGCGCTGCAGGCCGACCGCTCGGCGGGTCATGCGTAACCATCGATCGAGATCCGCACGTAGATGCCGGGCCAACGGCTGGCCGGCCGCGGCGAGTGCTCGATGCCAGTCCGGGATCGCGACGATCACGCTGTACACCGAGCGAGGTCGGCGTTCGAGGTTCAGGATCCGGACAGCCTCAGCTGCGAACTGCTCGATGCCGGTCTCGAGGATGACGGCCACCTCGAGTACTTCGAGGTTGATGCTCGCCGAGGAGCCCTTCGACCCGCCGCTGCCATGACGTTCGGCCTTGCCGGCAGACGGGCCGGCGCTGTCCCGTGCGAGTGCGGCCGCGAGGACGCGCTGCAGCGCGAGCAGCTCCATCGCCTGGGCCAGCACGACTTCCTGTTCCGCGGCCGCGTTTGAGGCGGCCTGTGCTGTGGTCTTCATCCGCGGTCTCGGTCAGCTTCGAGGATGAGTGGTAGGACTTCCGCGGTCCACCATTCCATCACGTCCTGGGTCAGGGCTCCGGGGTTGTCGGCGTTGTACTCGCGTGCGAAGCGCAGCACGATCTCCCGCAGCCGCGAGCTGGCGCGACTGAGAGCAATTGCGTTGCTGGTCATGGGTTCAACTCCGGGTTGGCTCATCGGGGACGACCACGGCGGGAACGTCGACGAGGCGGCATGGCACGCACAGCGGCGTTACCCGATACCGATAGCGGGAACTGACCCGTCCCGACCCGACCCGACCCGGGCGATCCAGATTCGGTGGGCATGCGATCTGCTGGATCTGCAGATCCGGGCGAGGCGCGGGCGGCGGTTGGGGTGCTGGTGGTCACCGGTGCTCGCCCGTTGGGCGGCTGGGGCGTGTTCCGGCTGGGTGCCGGGTCGCTCGCGTGTTCCGGCTGGGTGCCGGGTCGCAGGTCTTCGGTGATCGGGATTTTCTGGCCTTTCATGTGTTCGGCGATGAACGCCGCGGTGAGCGCGCTGTAGTAGGGCGATGTGGGTGCCGGCAGTAGTGGGTATCGCTCGTCGGCGTCGAGGCGATCGCGGCGGCCCGGGTTGCAGGCGCCGCAGGCGACAACGAGGGTGTCGACGGTCCCGGGCTTGCCGGGTTCGCGGTGGTCGTATGTGCCGGCGAGTTTGCCTTTGCGAGCTCGCCAGTTCACGATCTTGCGGCAGTAGCGGCAGGCGTCGCCGTCGCGGAACCGGACAGGGGCGGTCAGCGCTGGGTTGGCGCTGTCGGCGCGTTGCTGCCTCTCCCACTCGATCTCGGCCTCGAGGCGCATGTGGATGAACTCGGGGTCATCGACGATCAGCCACGCGCGGACACCGCCTTTGCGGATCTGGGTGATGTAGCCGGCTTTCTTGGCCAGCTCGAGCAGCCGATCGGTCCGGGTCCCGCCGACCAGGAGCGCCGTGCCCTCCTCGACGACGTAATCGGTGGTGTGCCCGGCCGATTGCAGCGCGCAGCGCATCACGAAACCGAACACCTCATTGACCGCGACGTCGCGCTCGAGGACCTGGCCGGCCACGGCACGGACGACGCCGGCGACGCGCATCACTATTGGATGGGTCGCGGCGTTGTCCCCGGTACGCAGCCAAGGCACAGTTCAAATCCTCCGTCGGTGAAGCGGGATACGGGTGTCGGGTCAGTTCCATCGCGCTTTGGCTCGTCGACGTGCTGCGCGGGCCCGGTAGACGAGCGCCACGGTGTTGACGACGGCAGGGATCTGCTTGAGCTGCTCAAGCTCGGCCGGGGTTGGCTTGCGCGTCTCGATGCCCTCGCCAGTGAAGACGGTGAGGGCGCAGCAGCTCAGACAGACAGCGGGCTCGCCTGGGCGCGGCGCGTAGTTGGCGATCGGTTCCGCTCCCTCGCCGACCGCCTCCTCATGGACGTGGCCACACTTCCAACACGCCGCCGTCATGGCGCATCAGCGTTGGCAAGTTCCAACAGCACGTCGGGGCGGCCCGGTCGGCGGGTCGATGCGGTGAACACGGTCACCGGGAACGGCAGCACGGTCAGCGGTCTGCGGTCGAACGCGCCACACTCGTCGCACCGTGTCGTGCCGTCGCTGTAGTCAAACTCGGACGAGTGCGTGTCATCGGCGACAACGCCGCAATCCCAGCCATCACCGCCTGGGGCCCAGCCATAGGCCAGGAACGGGTAACCGCGACCGTCCACACCGACCACCACGGGTTCGATCCCGGCATCGTTCATCGACGACAGTAGGTCATCCAGAGCTTCGGCCGTCTCGATCCTCGCGTCGCCGCTCATCGGGTACCACCAGCCGTTAACAGCGTCTGAAGCCGCTCTGTCTCGGCCAAGAGTCTGGTGGCCCGCTGGCGTTCGGTGTAGTACAGGGTTTGATAGGCATCTCGATCAGCGTGCGATACGGCGACCTCGCGCTGTAACCGCTCTACCTCAGCCACCAGGGCGGGCACGTCTTGCGCGTACCAACCCTGATGCCGCAGGCCAGGAATGCGCCGCTTGATCGCATCCAGGTCGATGTCGTCAGCCATGCTGCACATCCGCATCCAGCCGGATACCCGCAGCGTCCAACTCGTCGTCAGTCACTCCGAGCGCGGCAAGGTCGGCTCGGAACTGCGCGACAGCGGGGCCGCGCCAGTCCGGGTCGTCCTCGTCCGCGCAGCAGTCGTTGATCGCCATCGCTTGCAGGGCAAGCGTCAGCGCGTGCTCTAGGTCGGCCAGAGCTTCCTGACGACTGATCGGGTCACTCGCCATGCTGCTCACCACCCGAATGAGAACCACGCAGCAACCAGTGACCGGGACTGAACCGGAACCGCGAGCACTCGGTGCAGAACAGCGCGTCAGCCAGCCGTTCCACGATGGTTGGGCGATGCGCGTTCCGTGCGGCGTACTCGGCATCCCACTCGCGGGCCGTCTTGGTACCGGGCGGTGCAGGCTCGCCGCGACAGGTGCCGCAATCGAAAGGTTCGGTCGGTTCACTCGCCATGCTGCTCACCACCAACCACGGCGGCACGATTCGTGATGTCTAGCCGGACCTCGCCGCGATGCGACAACTCGAAACCTCGGGGCTCGTCGGCATCGATGCCGTGGCCGTTCTCGTCGAACTGCCACGGCCGGAGCATCAGCATCGCCTTGTCGATCGCCTCGTCCGGTCCGGACGTGGTGAAGATGCCAAGCCCCCAGCCGATCACGTTCATCGGCCCGCGCATGCCCCGCTGCCAATCGATGATCGTGTAGTACACCTTGCCGAACAGCGATGCTGTCAGCAATGTGTACCGGCCGTCGTCGGTGGCAGCGCGTGCCAGCCACGACGTGCGTTTGCCATCGAACTGGATGCGCTCACCGATCCCCACGGTCGCCTCGCTGCTCATCGGGTACCACCGAGTGGCGCCAGGCTCTCGAGGAACCATCGGGCGCTCGCTGAACATCCAGAACAGAGCCGCATGTTCTTGATCGGCTTGCCCGTGAGAGTGGGTTCGCACCATCCGGCCGGGTCGACATCGAGCTTGCCGACGCGGAGCTTCGTCGCGGTTGTCTGGCAGCGGCCACACACGACTGCGGCGTTGCCGGCCATCAGCTGGTGCCTGCTGTGATGCCGAGCAGCGGCGGGACATGCCCGCCCGCATAGGCAGTGTTGATAGCGGGCAGCACGACCTCGGCGACGGTCTGGCCGGTGGGAAGCACGATGTTCATCGCGAACTCGTGCTCGAAGGTCGATATCCCGGTCTCGACACATTCAAGTTTCGCCTTGATGGCCAGGGCCAACGCGCGCCAACGCCGGCGCACCTCAGCGTCGAGTGCGCCCTTAGCGCCAGGGCCGGTACGCCGCTGCTTACTCGGGGTGAAGATAAACTCGTGCCAGTCGGTGGGCAGCTCTAGCGTGAATCGGACCTGGCGGCCGTGGGCGTGGAACATCACGACCGCGATGCCCTCGTCCCATCCGGACATGAACCCGGCCGCGCCGTACTTGCGGACCAGCTGCGCGATCTCCTGCTGCGAGCGTTCCGGCGCGACGGAGGTTCCCTCGGCGTAGGCCATCAGTTGGACACCGCCAGCATCCACTCGCTGGGCTTGCCCGACATGACCCCGGGCGCCGCACCACCGGTCGCGGCGTCGACCGTGGCAGCGGCCAGCGCGAGCGTCGCATGCACTTGCGCTGCGGCCAGGCCTACGGCTACGCGGTCCTTGGCGTAAGCACGCGCTTTGCCCTCGCCGGCGTCACGAAAGTCGGCACGCGCCGCGGCGCTCAGACGCTCAGCTTCGCGATAGTGCTCCGGGCCGGTCACGGCTTCCCCCACTTTGCTGCCAGGGCCACAAGCGCCAGGGCCATGTTGCGCCAACTGGTCTCAGCCAGAATCCGCTCGCCAGATGGGAGTTCAACGACTGCGACGAACGACGGCAGGCCGGATGTCATGCCACCGGGCAGGCAGCCCACAACCTCGAAAGTGGCCATTGCTTCGGGCTCCTGGCCTGGCGTCATGTAGGGCGCCAGGTCTCCGTCCGCGACGCTCAGGATGATGTGCAGCTCGGGCATCAGGAACGGCCGCCTTCCATTGGCCGACCACTACCGGCCGCGCGGCCGCTGTCGCCTTGCTTGTACGCGGTGAGGGTCTGTGTGGGTATGCCGCCGTCGTGGCCGCGGGCCGGGAAGCCGTGGCGCGCGGCCCAACGACGGATCCGATTCAGCTCAGCCGTCTTGCGGCCGCCCGGGCCGCCGATCCTCGACGACGCCGGCAGCCGCTCGAGGAGCGGCTCGACACCGCGGCCGGGCTGAGCGTTGTAACGATCGACGATCACTGCGGCGACCAGTCGTGGGAGCTCCGCGCGATGCCCTTCCTTCAGCGACGTCGCCCGGGCCTTGATGTTGCGCGGTGGCGTGGACTGCATCGCCATGACGAGCTTGTCGGTGGACAGCTCGATATCGAGGTCGTAGTTCCACAGCACGAGCGCCAGGCCGTGCAGGAGGTGGCCGTCGACGCCGTCTCGAGCCTTGCCGTAGGAGCTGGTGATGAGCGACAGGGTGTCGGCGAGCAGCTTCAGGTCGCCGAGGTCGACGATCCGTTCGAGCGCGCCGGTCGCTCCGATCGAGCCGTCCCGTGGGGCCGGGTCGATCTTGAACCCGAACGCGGCGACGGTGGCCTCGATCGCGACCGCGTTTTCGTCGCCGGATGCGACGCGTGCTTTCCACCGGTCCCAGCCCGACAGGGGTTTGCGGCCGCGGTCGATCTCGTAGAACAGTGCCGCCTCGGCCTGCAGGTCCAGGCCGCGGTGCACCTGGCACACCAGGTACGGATCGGGTGCGGTGTCGGTGGCCATCGCGTCGCGGGCGGCCAGCCACCGGTGCTGGCCCTCGACGACGGCGTACTTGCCGTCGCCCCGGTCGGATACCTCGAGCACGCCCAGGCGCGTCTCGTCGAACTCGGCGATCATCTTCCGCAGCCGGCGCTCGTCAGCGGCACGCTGGTATGAGTGGTCGACGAACAGCAGCGAGCATGGAACGGCGCGCACGAACGGCGCCGGCCTGGTCTCTGCCGGGTCGGGCGTGACGGGAATCGCGTTACGCATATCCCGTATCGGGGCGACGTCGACTGGCAGGTCCGCCACGACCGGGACACACGCCGAGCACAGATCCGGCTCGACCCAGCAGCAGCCACCCGGGCAGGCCGCCGCATCGGTACAGCCGCAAGATCGGCAGGCCCGGGCGGCGACCGCTTCGGATCGTTGCTCATCCTCGCCGGTCAGGTCGAAGTCGACGAGCTGCTGGCCGTGGCCCAGTGCGACCGTGCGTTCGAGATCGACGATCGTCTGCTCGAGCACTACCGAGTCGTCATCGGTCTCGCTGCAGTAGAACTCCTCGATCGTCTCGACCAGGTCGACGGCGATGTGGCAGTCGGCGGCGACGAACCGGTGCGTGCGGCCAGCGGCCAGCGAACGCAGCACCTTCGCCGCCAACGCGACGTTGACGCCGCCGACTGTGGTGGTCACGACTCGCTCCCATCGTCGGGGCTGTCCATCAGGGCGTCGATGTCGACCTCGGAGAACGCGGCGCGGATGTCGTCCTCGAGTTCCAGGGGGAGCATCGTCTGGCCGGTGCGCCGCTCGAGGGACCGTTCGAGTAGCCGGAACGCGGCCGCCTGATCCTCGTCGGTCACGACCTCGAGTCCGCGGATCGCCAGCGTCGCCTCGACCTGCCCATCGGCGACGTTGGTCGTGAGCTTCTCCGTCTTGACCAGGGCGATCACGACGTGCACCTGATCGGGGCGGGCGGTCAGCGGCCGGGAGATCACGGTCAGACCGTTGCCGTCTCCCTTGGGTAGCGCGGCGCGCAACTTCATGGTCTCTCCTCGGTGACGCGGCGGGGCAGGCAGTTCTTGACCGTGATGACGTGCGTCGTCCCGGACACCTGGGTGTGGGTGACCTGGCATTCGCCGTCGGTGGTCAGGACGTAGTTGTCGCGAATCTCGTGCGACTCAGACTCGCCGGTGTCGAGGTCCTCGGCGGTGACCTTCGTCCCCGTCATGACTCGTCGACGTTCTGCTCGGCGGCTTCGGCCTTCTTGAGCTCCTCGAGCTCGACATCAGACCACTGGTAGCCCCATACCTCGCGGAGTTGGAACAGCCAGTCCTTGACGGGCTCGGCGAGGTTGCCCCAGCCAGTCAGGCTCTGCAGGTCGGGGTCCGGGAAGGACTGAGCGAACATCGCGGCCGCGGCGAACGCGAGGTGAGGCAGATCGAGGTCGTCGATTGTCTCGCCCATCAGCGTCAGGACCTTGGCGCGGTCGTCGACCCATTGGACATCGAGCAGGTCGGCGTCGACGGCGTCGAACGTGTACTCGACGAGCTGGGCCTTGAGCAGCCAGCGCATCATCGACTCCGCTGCCTTGTCGAGACGCTGTTCCGGCGCCTCGTTGCCCGCGATCACCGAAGCCAGGTAGGCGATGCGAGTCGCCCGCGCCGTCTGCAGCTGCTCGGACAGCCGTTGCTGCTCCTTGAACTCGTCCTTCCGCTTCGACTTCTCGACCATCGATCCGCCGGCCTTCGGGTTGCCGGCCGGCGGCTCGGGCGTCTGCTCCTCGGCCGGCGGATCGATGTAGTACAGCGTGCCGCCATATGACACCGGCGGGTACACCAGGACCATGCCTGGGCCGGGTTTACGTCCCGAGGAGGACCAGGGCACTTGCACCGCGTTCGGGTAGGCCTTGGTCACGTCGCCGCCGGTGGTGAGGACCTCCGCGCCGGCTTCCACGGCCTCGGCAATCTTCGCGCTGCGGCGCTTGGCATCGGACAGGGCGTAGCTGAAATTCGCTGTGCCGACGGCTTTGGCCAGGCGGCTGAACATCTCCGGCTCGGTGGCGAACTCGCTGATCTTCAGCGCGTCGGCCAGGGTGAGCTGCCCGGTGTGGACCCGTTCCTTCGCGTCGGCGGGAAGCTCGGCGATCTGTAGCCGCTGCTTGACGGTCTTGGCGGATCGGCCGGTGGCTTTGGTGATGCGCTGGATCGTGTAGTCGGGGAACTCGAGCAGCGACTGGTATGCCTCGGCCTCCTCGACGGCGGTCAGGTTCGTGCGTTGCAGGTTCTCCACCAGCATCGCCTCGAGCTGCTCGGCGTCGCCGGTCAGATCAGCCCGAACGATGCACGGGAGGATTGTGAGCTTGGCCTTCCGCCCGGCCTCGAGGCGGCGGTGGCCGGCGATCAGCACGTAGCCGAAGTCATCGCCCGACGGTGCGACGATGAGCGGCTCGATGAGGCCCTGGGCCTTGATCGAGGCGGCGAGCTCGGTGACCGAGCCGAGGTCGTGGCGGGGGTTGGACTTGTGCGCGTGGATCAGGCCGATCTCGATTTCCTGGAAGTCCATCAGATGCTCCTCAGTGCCTTACGTTCGGTGATTGGTGTGACGTTGGCGGCCGGCCAGTGCAGGACTTGGCCGTCGACGCTGATGAGGGACGCGAGGCTGATCAGCGCGTCGATCGGATCGCCGTGCGCGGCGCGGAGCACCTGGTGCGCGGTGCCGATCAGGGCGTGTGGGTCGAGCGGGATTCCGTCGCGGCCGTTGGCGATCAGCAGCGCCAACTCGAGGCCGGCTTCGACGGTAGGTACGTGGTTCGGCGGCTGCGGCAGCATCGTCATCGCCGCCCGGCGTTGACGTCGGTGACCTGCATGAAGTCGTCCGGTGTGTGCACGAGGGACGCGCCGGTTAAGGCCAGCGTGCGGCGAACGTGACCGACGAGGCGCTGGAGCGTGATGACCTGGTCGGGCGTGCAGCGGTTGCACGTCATCGGCACATAGGCCAGGCCCGCCTCGATCGCGCAGATGCCCACGCTGGTGCACTCGTCGACGTCGATCGCCATGCCCAGGCTCAGCGTGAGCTCCTCGAGCGTGAGCACGCCGCGGGTCATCGCCGCACCGACTTCGCGCCGACATAGATCTCCGACCGGTACAGGCGCACCACGCCGCCGCCGCGGTAATACTGGGACGGCTTCTCGTTCGAGGGCACGTGACCGATCGGGGTCATCATACCTTCGGCGATCGCGGCCTTGAACGCCTTCGCGCGCAACGCGTTCGGGATGTTCTCGGCGTCCATCGCGGTGCGGGTCGAGTTCGAGCTGAACTGCCGGCGTTCGCTGGCGACGTGGCGGATGATCTCGCCGGCCCGGGCCAGGTTCAGCTCGTCGCGCAGGACGACGACCTCGCCATCGACGACGCGGCCGCGGCTGATGCAGTCGCCGGCATGATCACCCAGCAACGCGTCAGCGCGCTGGCCACAGTCAGGGCAGGTCACGGTGTGGCGTTCCGGGGAGCCGTCGTAGAACGACGGGGTCGGTCTGATCGCCATCGCCGCCGCGCTACTCACCAGCGCGCCGAGCTCGGAGCGCGGCCAGGAACCCGACCCGGATCTGCTCGTCGAGTTCGAGGGACGCGAGCTCGGCCATGAGGGCCGCGTCGCTCTCGGCTGCGTCGGCAGCGGCGAGCCAGCCGAGCGCCATGTCGCGTACCTCGGCCGGCGACATCTGCCCTCGCGACTGCTTTCCCTCGCGATCCCTTACGACGACGGTGCAGAACCCTTCGCCGGTGAACAGCGATACACCGGACTGCACCTCGATCCACGGCTCAGGCATCTTTGGTCGGCCCCTTTCGCGAAGCACGACCGTGCCGCCAGACGGCGACCGACACCACGGCGAAAGTCAGGACGATGGTCAGCGCGACCGGCAGCACCCACAGCCGGTGGTAGGTGGCCAGCCAGCCGCAGAAGAGGAACAACGACCAGAAGGCCAGCAGCGCGAGCAGCAGCGCGAGCCATTCGCCGATCTGGCGGGCCCGCGGCGTCCAGTGGATCCGCCGGCGGCGGCCGCGGTCACAACCGGGCGGAGCCGCGGCGTAGAGATCCACACCCCACTTCGGAGCGTTGCGCCTGTCGTACTCCGTCCACTTGGCCACCGCAGTCACGACCCGCCACCAGTTGCAGCAGCAGCCTGCCGAGACTCGAGCAGGGCAGCGGCCCTGAGCAGCTCCTCGCCGAGGTCGCGCAGCTTGCGCGGCTCGGCCGACAGGATCGTCAGGTCCGAGATCGACAGCGGCAAACCCACGTAGACGCCGACGAGCGAACCGTCGTCCTCGACCATGGAACGGACCGACTGATGCTCGAGGTGCAGCACCGCGGTGACCGCGGTCATTCGCAGATCACCCGCACCCATAAGGCCTCAGACGCCTCGCGTACCGCGTCCTCCCAGCCGAGCTCGATCGCCAGCCGGGTCAGGTCAGCGACCTCCGTGATGTGCTCACACCCCGCGAGGTAGTCATCCTCGGTGTAGTCCAGGCCGAACGGGTCCGGGATGCGCTTCGCCGCGTCCGTCCGCAGCCTGGCCAGCATCGCGACCAGCAGCGGGAATTGCTCCGCCGGCGGCGGCACGAACCACTCACTCCGGTCGGAGTACTCGTCGAACTCCCGCGCCTTGAACGGCGGCAGCGGCCTGAATCCGTCGACGGTGCGGCCGCCTTCAATGCGCGGTGACGGGACGCCGACATGCGCATCGGGGTCGTGATGCTCGGACTTACACATGGCGACCAGGCGTTGATCTGCGTCGAACTCGTTCCAGCATCCGTCCGGGAAGCCGAGCACGTAATGACCGGGCTCCTCGACGTCGACGTCGACGTCGCAGCCGCGGTACTCGTCCTCGAGGAGGTGCGCGGTCATTCCGACACCGCCGGGTGCGCGGTGCGGTTGTGCGAGGCCTTCGCAATGTGCGCGCCGTTGTGGGTCTCATGCCTCGTGAAGAGGCGGCACGGCATGCAGGTGCAGACGAAGTGCGCCCTGCGGTAAGCCCGACGCCAACCCTCGCCGGCGGGACCGGCTTGCACCTTCGTGACGCGGGCTGGCTGGTACCTGGCTTGCCGGGGCTTGGTCGGTTGCGTTGCCGCCGTCAGTTCGTCGACGTAGACGACGGTTCTCACGACCGGTGCCCCTTGCCGAGGTGGTGGCCCAGGGCGAGCAGCGCCAAGCCGGCCGCGAGCAGGGCGAGGGCAATGAGACCGAGCTCGCGTTCGGGTGAACCTGTCGAGGCGAGCTGCGCCCGGGCCGGAGGAGCCGCGGTCGTGGTCGCGGCCACCGTCCGCAGAGGGCTGACGACAGGACTTGCCGCGGGGTGGCGCGGCGACGCCACCGGCGTCGCGCTCCCCGGCCTATACGTGGTGCCCACTGGGATACGACGCAATGCAGGGGCAGAAGGCGGGGCACTGCTCGTGGAGGCAGACGGCGGCGCGGGTGAAGTCGAGGACGGCGTCGACGACCGGGACGACGAGCTCGACGTCGGGGAGGACGACGTCGGCGACGGTGTCGGGGATGAACTCGTGGAGCTGGCGGTCGGGGATGACGTGTGACTCGTCGATGAACCCGAAGGGGTAGATGTCGTCGGCCATGGTGTGGCTACTTCCGTGGGGGAGGACACGATGCAGTGCTGGCCGTGGACGTATTGGCCAGGGCCGCCGTGATCGCAGGAGACTGTCGGCGTGGGATTCGGTCGCGGCTGCACGTAGCTGGGCTGGCCACCGGTCTTGCAGGCAAGCAGCGTCGGCACTGCGAACGCTGCGAGGATTACGAGGACGAGACGCTTCATCGGATACCCTTCAATCGTTGGTGAAAGTGGTAGGGCCGGGTACCTGTGACAGGGGGTCGGCCCTATTGCTTTGCTCGGGGGAAGTCAGAGGTTGCGGCGCCTGCGGTGCGCCACGTCAGGCCGATCCCGCGGCCCGGTCCACCACGCCACGACAGCTGCCGCGATCGCGGTGCGCCGCTCGACCGACAGCAACGACTGGTACGCGCAGCAGGCGAAGATGACGACCAGGATGACCAGCACGGCGATCGCCATCAGGACGGCTCCTCGTTGGCGCTGACCTTCAGGTCAGCGGTGGAATAGCCGGCGAAGCCCTCATCCCGCAGCTCCTTTAACGCGGCCAGTCCCGAGTCGACGTCGGCCAAAGCTGCGAGGAGCAGCTCACGCGCCGCTGTGACACTCGTGATCTGGACGTACACGCCGTCGGTGTCGGCGACGCAGTCGAGTAACGCCGCCGCACGCTTGCCGCGGCGCGCACCGCGCACCGCCCGGTTAGCTGCAACCCGGAAGCGAACAGACGGAGTGGCTGCTGCCTGCACCGCGCCCTGAGCAGGCCCCGCAGGCACGACCGGCAACGTCATCTCGACGTCGGAACTTGCGTATGCGCCTCTCATCGAGTCCAGGGCAGTCATGTCGAGACCTCGCCATGCACGACCGGCTGGGCGAGACAGAGGCGGACCGTGTCGGCCCACCCTTTGGGCAGCAGTTCAGGGCGCTGCTCGTGCTCGGCGCAGGTGAGGATCTCGAACGAGCCGACCGGGGTGTCATAGATCTCCCAGCACACCTCGGGGTCGACCTTCGTCTCGCAGTACTGGCACTGTGCGGCGGGCGGCAGCTTCGCGGCGGTCATGCCGAGGCTCTCTCTGCGGCTGCTGCCATCTGCTCGACGACATCGCGGCGGTACAGGAAGGCGCCGTTGGGCCCGGGCAGCTTCTGCTCGACGGGGATGAGTCCGGCGTGGGCCATTCGCTGCACGGTGCGCGCGCTCTTGTTGAGGATGAGGCCGGCCTGGGGTCCGGTGAGCAGGTCGTTCATCTGCACATCTGGTGGCATGGCGACACCATTGCACAATGTGCAATGACGGTCAAGCGCCAATCTGGTTAGATTGGCCAGAATTGATATCCGTACCTAAACTAGAGCTTGACGCACGACCGCCATGCGTCGCACAATTACGCACATGAGTACCGCCACGGGGAGTACGCAGCACGGCAACATCCCGCCGCTGACGCTGGGATGGCGAATGCAGATGGCGCTCGGCTATGCCGGCATAACCGTCCAGGAGATGGCCGACGAGCTCGAGATGAGCCGCGGCAGTTTGAGTCGGTGGATCAACGACAAGGGCGCACCACCGAGACGGGTGTTCCTCAACCAGTGGGCGATGCGGACCGGCGTCGATGCGAGATGGCTCGCCACTGGGGAAACAGAGAGCCGTCACCCGGAAGGACCGGATGACGGCTCTCAAGCGTCTGTGCGCCGCCAGGGACTCGAACCCCGAACCCGCTGGTTAAGGCCAGCACCGGCGCGTGAAAGACGCGCCCGGGACCGACACCTGCAGCCAGCCGCCCGGGCGGCGTGAATTGTCTACGGTCCGATCAAACACCCGGCGTAATCAATTCGCAACTCCCCGTAACCAGGAAGCGATGCCAGTCGATATACAGGTCATGCCTCTTATCGTTCACCTGCCTAAGAATTGGTCCGACGCGATCCAGGCCTGGACGTCATACCTCAGAGCCGCCAGCAGGCCGCAGACCACCGAGAACCTCCGGACCTACCACCTGCGCCGATTCGCCGGCGATCACCGCGAACTGGCGCCCTGGGACGTCACGCTGGATGACCTGGTGCAATGGCTGGCATCCTTCGACTGGGCCGTGGAGACCAAACGCTCCTACCGCGCCAGCCTGCGAACCTTCTACCACTGGGCCCACATCACCGGACAGATCCCGGCCAACCCTGCCGCGCAGCTGCCGGCCATCACGCCGCCGATCGGCAAACCCAGGCCTGCCGCCGAGGCCGTATTCCGTGAGGCGCTTGCCGCGGCACTGCGCCGCAATGACAAGAGGCTCTGGCTGATGCTGATGCTGGCCGGCACCCAGGGGCTGCGCCGCGGCGAGATCTGCTGTGTGCACACCGTCGACCTCGAGCTCGACCTCGAGGGCTGGTCGCTGCGAGTGCACGGCAAGGGCCGGCGGATCCGCATGGTGCCGCTCAACGAGCTCCTCTCACGCGAGCTCAGAAAGCTGCCCATCGGCTACGTGTTCCCCGGCCAGATCGAGGGCCACCTCTCACCGTCCTACGTAGGAAAACTCATCTCGCGCGGCCTGCCCGAGGGCATCACCGCGCACCCGCTGCGGCACCGGTTCGCCGGCAGGGTCTACGCCCAGGACCGTGACATCCGCGCGGTCCAGGAGCTGCTCGGCCACGCCTCGGTGAGGACCACGCAGATCTACACACCTGTCCCAGCCGGCGCCCTGCGCGGCGCGATCACGGCAGCAGCCTGATGACAGCACCGAATTTGCACTCTGCTGCCGATAAGAGTGCAAGTGGAACCCATTCGCTTGCCCCTCGCCTGCGCGAACGCTCTGATCAGGTTGTCTGCCCTGGTGGACGGCTGGCGGCGACTCGGCAACCGTGTGGCGGCAGAGCGGGCACGCCGACGATGGACGGTCGACGAGCTGGCCGAAGCCGCGCAGCTATCACGGCGAACCATCAGGTCGATCGAGTCAGCCGAGCGCGACCGCTACCGGCCAACCACACTGGGCAAACTCGAGGGTGCGCTGGGATGGGTCGACGGATCGGTCGACCGGATCGTCGAGGGGCGATCGCCGAGGCGCGAACCCGATCCGCTCCTGGCCCGATTGCTCGATGGGTGGCCGCAGCTCAGCGCCGACCAGCAGGTCGTCATCGTCGCCCTGGTCGAGGTCCTCAACCGACAGCACTGACCACCCGGGCAAGCAAGCAAGTTCGCTTGCTTGCTTGCATCACCCGATCGGCGATATCCGTTCATACTGGCCGTCACGCAGCCAACCCGTAGGAGAGCATGCTCATGAAACTCACCGGCGCCCTGATAGCCCTCGCGACCGTGTTCCTGGCTGCATGCTCATCGAGTCATCCCAAGGCGGCCGCGGTGCCGTCGCCACCAGCGACTACATCCGTGGTCGTGGCCTCCTCATCGACCGCGGCACCTACTACGGCGAGTGCGACCGTCGCGCCCATTCCGCCAGCCGCGCCATTCCCGCGCGGCTACCCAAAGATCGTCGCCGTCTCATCACTGCCCGATCAGATCAAGAGCTGGTACGAGTCGGACTACACGCGCGCCGTGGCGATCGCCCCCGGGGTCTGGACCGCGCTCCCCGCCGGCGCGACCATGCAAGACGCGATAGCAGCGGGCATCCTGGACGGGTTCTGCGCATCGATCAAAGCCTACGAGCGGAAATACCTCGATGGCGCGAGTGCTGGTGGAACGTGCTGGTGACCGGGTCGCCCGACGACGGCGCTACCCTGACCGGCATGGACCTCGGCGTAACCGACTCGACGCCCTGCCCTCAGTGCGGCGCCGTCGGTAAGTGGTGGCAGACCCGGCACAGCCGTGAGTTCCATCCGCCCGAAGGGCACACGCTCGTCACGCGCAACCCGCTGGTGATGCAGTGTCCGCTCGATGTCCAGACACACGAAAACCGCCCCACCCGGCCGTAGCCGAACGGGGCGGTTTCGCTACGAACTAGATTCTAGAAACTGGTCAGGTGACCGACCGGATCGTCCAGAAGTCCGACGCCAGGTCCTCGTCGGTCAGGTACGCCAGCGGCATCAGGCAGTAGCCGTCGCGGCCGAAGGTGGTGTTCCACGAGTTGCGGATCTTGGCGTACATGACGTCGGGCACCGCGGTGGGGAACTGCGACAGCCAGAACGAGCCGAGACCGTAACCCCACTTCGCTACGCAGTGGCCACCGACGACCGCCTCGCCTCGGCCGGGCATCGGCACGACGCCGGTCTGGGCCACCTCCGGGCTCTCGAACGATTCGTAGACCTGGAAGCCCAGATCGACGGGGAAGCCTTCAGCCAGACACGCCATGAGGTGCCGAGAAGCCTGCGCCACCCGCCGATAGTCGACGTCTACGTTCGCCGCTGCGGCCTGAACAACCTCGGCCGGCGGCTGCACTGTGAATCTTTCGATGTCGTAGGGCCACATCGACTCTGGCGCTATGCCGAGGGTTGTGGCCTTGATCGCGTCACGGATCTGGCCGCCGGCGTCCTGGCCGACCGTGCCCTCGATCGCGCGCGTGTTGTAGTACAGCTGCAGCCGCGACAGCATCGGATCACCGGTGTTGGCCTTCGCCGCGGCGAACAGGAAACAAGCCAGGGTGCCGTGCGCCGTGCACGAACCGAGTTGGCCCTGATCCCAGATCGGCGGGGTAGCCGGATCCGGCTCAAGGTCGACCGCTGCCGGCAGATGGGCGAGCAGCGGCGCTGGCGCGGAGTACTGGCGATCGCGCGGGTCATGCTCGTCGGGGATCCAGCCGTAGGCGTTAGCCATCGGTCGGCCGCGTTTCGGCTGCTCGAATGGCCAGGCTGATGCCGGGTGGCGGGACGTCTGTCAGCCCTTCGGCATAAAGCTTGGTCCAACCCCGGATCCAGAGCCACATTAAGACTGCGCCGGCGCCAGGCAGCGCCACAGCGACCACGAGAATTCTCATATCAAACTTCCTTTCCGTGCATCAGGGTGCCCAGGCAAGACGTGAGGAGATTCGCCGGTGACACGAGCCCTTCGGGCCGGCCGTCGACGAATAGGTCAACCCCGGCGATCGTGTAGAGGATCGCGACCAGCTGCGCGCATTCGGCGTGCTTACGGGAGGCGAGCACTTTGCGCATGAACCGTGTGGCGTGCCATTTGAACAGCCGCGCGAGGCCAATGCAGAAGCAGTTGATCCAACCGTAGGAGACACCCAACATGCCATTTGGGGCGCGATGGGTGGCCTTGTCGACGATGATCGCCCGTTGGGCATCGGTAAGCGTGATCGGGACGCCGGCGGAGTTGTGCAGCCCGTCGGTGGACCACACCGCATCGGGGTAGAGCGACAAAGGCGCGAAGCCGGCGCCGCCCGGGCGCCCCTCGAACACGGCTGGCTCGCAGTCGTACACAGTTTGGCCGAACGTGAATGACCACTCACCGACGTATATGCCGGCGTGGTAGGCGGGCGAGCCGGTGGCCCATTCGATGCCGCGGGCGATGATCGACCGGCCGTGAGTGACGACGAAGAAGTCACCGAGCTGCGGGTTGCCCGTCATTACGCCGCCTTTGCTGCCATGACTTCGAGGATGTGGTCGTGGGCGATGTCGAGGACCGACCGTGCCCTCGCGCAGTGCATCGCATCGCGGACGACGGTGAGTTCGTTGTCCTGCAGCGTCTCGCCGCTGGTGCTCCAGTTCGTCGAGCCGCCGATCCACCAGAGGCCGTCGACGATGACCATCTTGCGGTGCACGATTGCGCCTTTCTCCGAGCGCCCGATCGCGACCGAGTTGCCGGTCATCTCGTGCTTGAACTTCTCGAGGATCGCCTTCTCGTGCACCCCGCCGGCCTGGCTCGAGTCGAGGGTGATCTGCACATGCATATTCGGGTTCAGCAGTGCGCTGTCCAGCATCGCCGCCAGCTTGTCGTCGTCGTAGCCGAACATCGACACGACGACCGAGTGCAGCGCGGAACCGATGACCCTCTGGAGCACCAGCGGGACCTTGTCGATCGGCGCGTAGAACGACCGGACCACGTCCAGGCTGCCCACGGGCGGGGCAGCGACCAGGAACTCGTCCAGGTCGGCGATGCTGAGGGTCATGCGCCAGCCGGCTTGTTGCGGTTGACGAGCGCGCTGATCGTGGGCAGGCCGGTAAGTGCCTGCGACACGAGCGACTGCACGAGAGTCAACACAGCGGCCGCGCCTGCGCCGGCGGCCGCGACGATCGCCTTCGACCAGAGCGAGACGTCGGTGACGTGGCCGGTGGACAGCACGCCCGAGGCGGTGACCTGGGCGATGAACGCCGCGGCGCCGGCGCCCAGGCCGGCGACGACGACGCGGGTGACGATCTTGCCGGACTTGGTGGTGCTGAACTTCTGCAGCAGTGCTTTGAGCTTTGCGAACATGGTGATTCCTGCCTTTCAGGCGGAGTGGAGGACGTTGCGCAGCGCCGTTTCGACGTCTGCTTCGGTGAGTACGGCCTGGGCCTGCAACGCAGATACCAGATCCGGCAAGAGCGCCTTTGCCAATGCCGTGACATCGATGGGGGCAGGCGTGGCCGATGCTTTGACGGCCGCCGCGATCTGCGCCGCTGTCGGCAACGCAGCGACGATCTCGGCCGCAGTCGGCAGATCGTTGACCGCGCGGGCCGCGTTGGCGAGCCACTCGTAGCCGTGGTGCAGTGCTGGGTCTGCGGGGTTGGTTGATGCGAAGGCGTGATCCCAGAACACCTTGGCATCGGCGTCGGTCATGGCCATGTCGAGTCCTCCATAGGGCGAGTTGTCTGGCCACCACGCGTGCAGCGCAGCGACGTCGGTGATCACGTTGCGGTCGGTCGAATAGCTGGGGATGAAGTTGCCGACCTGCTGCCACATGCAGATATCCGGTGAGCTCGGGTTGAAACCGGGGAACGAGCTCGAGGCGGACAGCCAGCCCTTCTCGAGGATCGTGTGCTGCGCGCGCAGGTAGCTGATCAGTCCGCCCTGGCCGTAGCAGGAGATCCGGAACCGGCCGGCGTTGACGTCCTGGATGCCGAGGAACGCGTCGCGGACCTTGTGGTAATCGGTCGTGGCCACCGCGGTATCGACGGAGAACTGAAACCAGACCGATCCGTCGGCCGGGAAGCCGGCAGCGACCGCCGCGGCGATGCCTGCACGGCCCGCTGCCTGACCGGTGGGCCGATCGGAGATCAGTTCGTCGGGCTGCAGCTCGTAGCCCGGCCACGGTGCGATCCCGGCCGCGCGCTGTGCCTTGACGTGGTCGGCGCCCTGGGCGAAGTTGCCGACCACGTAGACGTTGGTGGCGATGCCGCCGTTCGCCTTGTACACGCTGCCCGGCGCCGGGAATGCAGCATCGAACGCGAACAGCACCGCGGCCGCTGTTACGTGCTCCTCAAGGGTACGGAGATCGCTCACGACGGGCCTCTGATTCCGAACCGCCCGCGGTCCTCGTAGTAATAGGTTTCGTCATAGCCAGCAGGGGCTACGTCGAACTTGCCCTCGACGTGCGTGGTGGTCTCCGGCGCGGCGGTGTCGTCTTCGGTGTCGAGCACGTCGTCACCGGTGGCGATGAGCAGCGTGCGGTGCCGAGTCGTCAGCAGCAGCCGCACGAGGTCACTTGTCGATCAACGCATGCTCGGCGGCAGATACGGCAACACCCGCGGATCCGGCGCCGGCAACGTTCCGAGCTCGACGTCGCAGGACTGACGGGTGTAAGCGACGCGGGAGTCGGCGACGATCGAGAATGCGATCTTCGTCGAGGCCGCCGGCAACGGCAGATCCGAAAGGTCGCGCCAGAACTGGCACGAGCCGTGCAGACCGAACTGCGCCTTGATCGCGTTGCTCTGCGCGGACAAGGCCAGCCCGAGCGCGCCGCACAGCAGGGTTAGGAAGACGCAGAACGCGACGATCTTGAACACGCCGCGCTCGAGCGGCTCGAGCTTCTTAATTGGGTTAAGCGTCATTGTTGTTCACGCCTCCGCAGTTCTGTCTCGTACGCATCGGCGCGATCGCGCCAATAGTTGCGGTCCTCGGTCATTGCTTGCAGGGCGTCCCGCGAGGGACGCTCACGTGTCTCCCGGATGCCGGCCGTTACCTGCCGCCACAGCAGCCAAAGAGTTGCCAGCGAGATCAGGACGGTCACGACTGAGCCCAGCGCTACGAGGGTTGTAAGCGTCATAGGTCACGCATCCCATCTCCCTCGGTGCATCAGCAACCCACCGCCAGCCAGAAGACGAATGACGTGCCCGTGGTGAGCTGAGTGCCGGCGGTGTTGTAGTTCTTCACGATGATTCCGACCTGGCTGCTGCCGGTGATGTCTGCACGGCCGCCGCCGTTGAGGGTCACGAACGGGGCGACGATGCCGTTGGGGAATGTGACGGGAAAGTTGATCGTCGTGCCGCCGGCGGCGTTCGCGACTGACGCCGTGCCGGACTGCAATAGCAATGGCGTCGCGAATGAGCCAGAATCCTGCCCGCCGGTGCCGAACCATCGCGGGGCGTTGTTGACGTCGACGAGGTTGTCCCGGACGTGCGTGTTCATGATCGCCGCGGTGATCGTCTCGCCGGCGACCCACGTGCGGGGTGTAGTCCAGGCCATCAGCGGACTCCCATCGCACGGTTCTCAGCTCGGATAAGTGCGACGGTTTCGCCGGGCAGCCAGTTGCGATTGAAGGTCGGCCGGCTGGACAGAGCCCGCTCGATCGCGGCTCTGTTGCCGGGCCACTTGATCGGCCGCCAGCATCCCTCTAGCGCGCCGTTGCCGCAGCAGTGGCACATGAACCGCAGGTCGGTCGCGCACGCCAGCTGCGCGGCGTGACAGTCCGGGCATTCGGCGATCCAGCGGCCCTCGTTGGCGAACACCAGGATCGGCTTGACCTTGGCCAGCTTGGCCGCAGGCTGGAATGGGCGATCGGCTGTCCATAGGTCGAGCCGCGCGGGGCACCATTCCGCGCCGGCGGCCGGCGGGATGTGGCGCACCGCCGGGTGATCGGCGTACCAGGCAGCGTCGCGCATCAGTAGGCCAATCTGGTCGTCGAGTCGAGCTGGCTGTGGGTTGCGGAGTCGAGCTGCCAGACGCCCGTCAGCCCGACCGGGGAGCAGTTCGCCATCCACTTCCAGCCGGTGTCGCTGATGGTTTCCGCCCAGCCCTCGATGAACATGTCGATCGAGGATGCCGGCGCGGTGCCGGGCAGGGCTTGCAGCGTGATCACACTGCCGACCTCGAGCGCCAGGACCGCCAACAGGAGGGCTGAGTTGGTGAGCAGGTCCAGGGTGAGGTTGGGCAAGCGGGCCACGACCTGGGCGGTCTGGTTCGCCTTCCAGTTCGCCGCGTCGATGAGCTCGACGTCGGTGTTGATCATCAGGGTCGGTGAGATGGCGGCGGTGCCGTTGTCGTCGATCGAGGGCTGGTTGATCGCGCGGAACGTGATGCCGCCCGGTCGGTTGGCCGTGACGTCGTTGATCAGATACGCGTCGTTGGCGGCGAACTTCGCATCGGCAGCGATGTCGTTCTCACCGAGGGTGAGAACGCTGACCGCGTTGTAGCGCCTCGACCGCGAGTGGAAGGTGAGCCGGCCGTCACCGGCCATGAACAGAACGCCGCCCTCGGTGGTCTCCATGTCCTGCATCGCCGCGAGCGGGGACTGGCTGCTGATGATCGCCGGCGACACCGACGTCGACAGCCCGACATCCAGCGCCTGCTCGGCGGTGGGTATGCCCACGTAGCGGGCGTAACGCGCGACGCGTTGGTCTGACCGCTCGCCCGAGAACGCCGTGAAGCCGGCCTGGGCGTGCACAGCGATGCGCGTGGCGCCTAGGTCCTTGGCGTAGACGGCGACGTGGGAAATGGTGGCGTTGCAGACGCTGTGGCTCGAGCCGCCCACCGACAGTTTGTTGATGCCAGGTATGCCGCCGACCAGGCCCACGGTGTAGGTGCCCGTGACGTCCAGCGCACCGTTGATGTAGAGCGAAACGGTGACCGTCGAGCCACTCTTGACCTGCGTGATCGCGACGTGGTGGGTGGCGCTATTGGCCAGGACGAACGTCGAGGTGATGATGACCGATCCGGCGGCAGCCGCGGCCTGCAGATGCCCGGTCGCCGTGATCGACAGCTCGAGGAACAGATCGCCCTGTGTCACCTCACCAACGAGCACGTCCGATGCCACGTTCGACGCGGTGGCCAGGAAGCACTCCATCGTGTTGGCCATATTGCCGAGGACGACGACGCCGGGGGTGACGTCCGCGAACAGGTATTGACCGCTGGCGGAGCTGACGGGCGTGAACACGACGGCCGGCGCCGAGTCCATCGGCGGCCCAGTGCCCTGCCCGAAGTTGATGCTGCCGCCCAGTAGGGCGCCGAGCGCTATCGGTGTGAGGGTGTTGGCGCCGTTGCCGCTGATGTCGCCGGCCATGGTCGAGGTCGACGGCTCACCCAGGGTGTAGTACGCGCTCGGCTGGTCGAGCAGGATTTCCTCGGCGACCGCCGAGCGCAGCGGGTCGTTGTTGCCGAGCCGCTTGAACCGGTCGACAGACGTGATCGCGGCTTCGGAGTAGTCGCCGCCGTCGGGCCACTCGGTGGGGAACTCGTCGATGTAGCCGGTGTGCCGGTAGTAGATCGGCGGCGGGTTGGTGCTGAACGGCGCCGGTGTCGAGCCCTCCTCGAGCAGGTTGTCATCCAGCCAGCACTGCTGCCCAGCGCTCGGTGCGGTGTTTGGCTTGAGCTGCACGAACGCGGTCGGCGAGATCGCGACGAACGTGACGACGATCTGCGCCGGCGCGTTCTTGGTGGCCGTCGGCGTACCGGTCGCCAGTGTTATCGCGCCGCCTCCGTCGAGAACGCTGAGCAGGACGTCAGGCGAAGCAGTCGGCACCCACACCCAGCTGTAGGCGGTATACGTGCGGCCGACAACGAGACCCGTGAATCGCACGGGGTTGGCGAACTGGTTGGCCGCCGTCGCCCAGGTGATCAGCAGGCCCTTGGTACCCGAATGCGGGTGCGTGGCGGAGTTGGCGATCGACTGGAACGAGCCGGTCCACGTCCCGGTCGTGCCGCCCTCGAAGGTCGCATCCTCGGCCGAGTAGAAGTTGCCGGTGACGCCGCGCGGCCGGAAGGTCGTCCGCAGCTTCTTGCGGATCTTCACGTTCGGGTAGTAGGGCGACAGCGTGTAGCCGACGGTGTAGTTGCCCCTGGTGTTGTCCAGGGTCAGCTTGCACATGCCGGTCTGGGCCTTGGAGTATTCGTCGCCGCGACCGTGCGTGATGTTGATACCCGCCGGCGCGTTGACGTCGTCGCTGATGTCGATGAAAGCAGGGTTCGGGTCGTCGGGCTTGGTGGGGAACGCGATCTCCACCCGGATGTCGCCGAGGTCTGGGTCGAGCTTCATCCGTCGATCAGCTCGAGGCGGCCGCCCTGCTGGCGCTTGAGTGTCAGCAGGGACTTGTGCACGGTGTGCGCATCGAGCTGGTGGATGATCGTGAAGTGAGCGACATCGCCGCTCGTTGCGTTGCCACCAGAGCCCGAGCCGGCCCCGCCGCCAGCCAGCACGTGGTGCGCTTGCGGGCTGGAGATGACCTTGAGGTAAGCGCCGTGCTTCTCCATGATCTCGGTGCCCTCTTCGCCGACCGTGAACACGCCGTCGTCGGGCATGCCGCCCGCTGCGAACGCCGACCCCGCAGCCTTCTTGTTGGAGCTGGTCTGGACGTTCAGCTGCAGCATCGTCTGGTAGTAGTGCGGGATCGCGTTGATCGTCTTGTAGTAGTCCGCGATCTTGGATACCGCGTCGTAGTCATCGACCGTGACCTTCGTGCCCTTGAGCTGCGGAATCTTCTTGATGTTGCTGGCCAGGGTGGCGACCTGTGTGGCGCTGGCCCCGACGCCCTTGGTCATGTTGTCCGCCTGCGTCTTGGACAGCGACAGCTGGCCCTGCAACGTCGGGAGGCTGCGGGCCAGCGCGAGCGCCGCCGTGTTGGCGTTCTTCTGCGCGGTCGTGGCGTGACCGGTGGACGTAACCCACGAGTTGGTCGCCGAATCCCAGGTCCGGGTCGTCTTCGTCGCGTTGTCGTAGGCGGTGATGGCGGCGTTGACCCTTTGCCGCACGTCTTCAAGCGCAGCGCCGCCGGTCTGGAAGGCGTCGGTCAACTTCGTCTGCCCCACACCGAGCACCAGGGCGTCGTTGTAGGCGTCGGTGTCCGAGAGGTGCTTGGAGATAGCGGTGCGGGTGTTCGTCTTCATGGCGTCGCTGTCGGCCATGATGGCCGCCGTCAGATCCGCAACAGGCTGTATCTGATTCTTGGCCCCGTCACCGAACAGATGGAAGTGCTGCGCGGCCAGCAGCAGACCGCCGCCGATGACACCGACCGCGATGCCGATCGGGCCCAACGACAGGCTCGAGGCGGCGCCGGCTTCCCGGGCCGCGCCCGTCTCTACCTCGGATGCGCTGACAGCGGCGGCCGCGGTCTCGCGGAAGGCGATCACCTGCGCGTCCTTGGATGCCGTGACCGATAGTGCGAGGTTGGTGGTCGAGGCCTCTGCCGCGTCGTCGGCGTCGATCGCGGTTTGCGACGCTGCCTGCGCGCCGGCGCCGACCAGGTCGAAGGCGGTCAACTGCTGGCCGGCCGAGTCCTGGACGTTCATGGCCAGGTTCGCAGTCGAGGCCGAGGCCTCGTCATCTGCGGTGATCGCCGTCGCCGAGGCAGTCTCGGCCGCGGCCGCGGTAGCGCCGAGCGAGACCTCCTGATCGGTGGCCGAGGTCGCGGTCGCGGCTGCGGTCGCCCGCTCCTGATCAGCGACCGCCTGGGCCGCCTCCTTGACCTTCTCGGCGTGCCCCCGGTACAGGTCCAGGGCCATGCCCGCGGCCATCAGTACCGGGCCGGTCGCGGTCAGCGCCGGGCCGAACTTCTGCCCGAACTCCGCGGTCCAATCCGACAGTTTCGTGCGCGCGACCTTGAGCTTGCCGGCCCAGTTGTCGACCGAGGCCGAAGCCTGCCCATCGAGACGCTTGCCGAGCTGACCGAGGGCGACGTCGGCGTTCTGCGTCGCAGTCTTGGAACCGGCCTGCGCCACGGTGAGCTTCTCCGTCTTGGCCTTGAGGTTGTCCGACGCGACCGTGACGGCGTTGCGCGCGTCGCGCAGCTTCAGTTCGTCAGCGGTCGAGAGCTTCTTCTTGGTGCTGTCGATCGCCTCGAGGTCGGACAGCTTCTTCTGAGCCGTCGCCAGCGTGGTGATCGCGGCCTGGTGCTGGGTCTCGGCCGTCTTGAGAGCGGCGGCCTGCTTAGTGGTCGAGTCGAGCGTGATGCCGTACTGCTTGAGCACCTTGCCCGCGCCGCCGTAGACCTTCGCGACCTGGCCCGCGGCCTCGGTCAGCGACTCGTGCTTCTGCGCCGCCAGGTTGGCGACCACGGTCATGTCCTCGAGGGCCTTCTTCGGGTCCTGCGTGGCCAGCGTCAGAGCCGCGAGTGCGCCCTTGGTGTCGGCCGCGGAGTGACCGTAGTTCTCCTGAGATTTGACCGCTTCCTCGATCTTGCCCTTGTAGTCCGCGGCGGCGTTGCCGGTGTCGTCGATCGCCGTGGTGAGCTGATCCTGGGCCTGCTTCTCCTTGGCGCCACCGAGAGTGAGGGCAGCGCCGATACCGGTGAGCGCAGCACCTCCGGCGGCGAGCTTCTTGCCCATGTTCAGGCCGTGCTCGCCGGCGGCGTCGAAGCCCTCGCCGACCCTGTTCAGGATCTCGCCGAACTCGCCGCCGATCTGGCCGCCGATCTTGCCGAAGGCGCCCCCGATCTTGGCGCCGACGCTCTCGGCGTGTGCCGCGGACTTGCTGCCCGCAGAGTCCAGCTGCCCGAGCGCACGCTGCCCGCCGGAGGAGTCACCGGAGATGACGACCTTGACCTCGCGCTTACCGGCCACCGGTCACCTCCTCTGTCTCTGAGCGGCTTGCCTCTGAGCAGCACCGATCGCCGCTGCGGTGGTCAGGTACGTATCGAGCTCGCGGTACGTCAAACGGTCGATGTCCCACGGATGAAGACCGAAATGCATGGACAGGGCGGGCAGCGTTTTTAGCAGTTCCCGCCTCATGCTTCCGGGGGCGTCACGTCCTTCGGGTCGACGAAGGAGTAGGTCGTCTCGTAGGTCATCACAGCGGCCACCGCGTCATAGTCCAAGTCGGGCTCGCCGTAGATCCGGCGCGACAGCCACACGATCGCCGCGACGATGTCGACGTCCATGTCCTGCGTAGCGCGTTTGACCAGGCCGTTGTAGGTGTAGCCGAGCTGGTCGCGCATGGCACGCACGTCGAGCGCGGTGAGGTCCTTGGCCGCGATGACGTAACTCGTGCCGTCGACCTCCATCGCGATCCGATGGCCCTGCTCGGCCTCTTCCTTGGCTTCTGCGCGTTTGCGTCCAGCTGTCGATGCCACGGTCGTACCTCTCAGTCGCGAAACACTTGGTTGAGGAGTTCGGTGATCTTCACGTCGTAGGCGTTGACGATGTCGTCGCCCGAGGCGCGCACGGTGGGGAACACGATGTAGCCGGAGCCCGGGCCGGCACCGCGCCAATCAGGCAGCGCGTTGTAGCCCTTGTACGTGCCGCTCTTGCGCTTGCGTTCGACGTCGTGGCCGGCGCCGAACTCGGCACCCATCGCCCACGGCACCGCCGACGTGGCGGTCATCTTCACCGACGCGCCGCGCTGCTCGGCGGCGGCCTTGATCGCGCTGGCCGCCTTCGCGGACTGTGGGCCTAGGCCGGCCGCGCGGCCGCGCGCCTTGTCGGCGACCAGCTGCGCGACGGACAGGTTGACCTTGCGGAGCTCGCGCGGCAGTTTCGCGTCGAGCGCCCGCAGGTCGGCCTGCAGTTGTTTCAGGCCATCGATCTGGATGGCCTGCGTACGGGAGGTGACCACTAGGGCGTGGAGTCGGCCGTCACGTATGCGATGGTCAGCGCATCGTTCGTGCCGCCCGGGCTGTTGAGCAGCTTGCCGCCGAGCGGCAGCGGCAGCAGATCCGGGCCGGCCACAACCGGGGAGTCGGAGTCGACGCGCGCGGCGTTGGTGCCGGACGTGAATGTCATCGACGCGAACGATGCCGCGCCGACCAGGCTCGGCCCGGTGAACGAGGCGACGAAGGTCGCCAGCGCGCCCGCGCGGTTGACCGAGGCGAACCGGGAGTACTGCAGCATGTCGGTGAACTCCGCCATGACGGTCCAGTCGAAGATGCGCATCGGGCCCTCGGCCGGTTCACGCTGCAGCGTGTTGGCGCGGATGAAGCGGCGGTCGGCCTTGTAGCCCATCGTGCACTTGAGGGTGAAGTCGGAGACGTCGACCGCGACACCGCCGATGCTGACCGTTCCGCCGGCGTAGGTGAGCAGCTCGCTGTTGGTCGGATACGACGCCGCCGCGAGCACGACGCTGGTCTGCTCGTCCTGGGCGTCCAACGTCAGGGTCAGCAGCAGGACGCCGTCGAGCGCGCAGGAGAACGTCCAGTCGATGATCTTGACACCGGGATAGGTGAACGGCGAGTTGATCTGGGACTGCGTGAAGGGCTTGCCGATCTGCGCCAGCAGCGACTTGCCGACCATCGCGCCGATCGTCGCGGTGTGCGTGAACACCGAGTCGGTCGGTCCGGTGGTGGCGATGTTGCCCATCAGGTGCTTGAGGATGCGACCGAACTGCTTGGTCTGCACCTCGAGCACGATCGGGCCGGTCGCACCGGTCCGGTTGACCGCCCACTTGTCGGCCTTCTGGACGCGGTTGTTGGCGCGCAGGCCTGCGGACTCGATGCGCGGGCTGGTGAGCTTCATGCCCTCGCTGACCATGTCGTAGAAGCGGTCCACTGTTCCGCCGCGGCCGTAGATGCTGGCCACGTAGGTGCCCTGCACGGAGGAGTTGCCGAGGTTGGTGAGCGTCACCACGGTCGCGGTGGTGGTCGTCGGGGTCTGGTAGATCGTCCACGTCGCGTTGTAGCCGGACGGCGTGAAGCCGGTGAGGGTGATCGTGTCACCGGGCAGCAGGCCGTGCGCGGACGCGAAGGTCAGCGTGAAGATGATCGGCGGTCCGGCAGACGCGATCGCGGTGGAGATCGCAGGCGTGGTCTGCGTCTCTTCACAGAAGCCGAGTTGCGAGAGAATTCCGGACATTACTTGCTCTCCTCAGCGTCGGCCGGCTTTGCGGCGTCCTCGGGTCGATCCAGCACCTCGGGACCGCGCTCGCCCTTGAGCACGGCCTTCTTGGGAGCCGCCTTGTTGGCGGTGGACTTTGTTGCCGCGGCCTTCTTGGGTGCGGCCTTCTTGGGTGCGGCTTTCTTCATGGCAGCTGGCGTCTGCCAGTTGTCGACCTGGGCGAGCAGCCCGAAGCCCGGGTCGTAGTCCTCGGTCCAACGCTCGCCGGACGGTGCCTTGCCGCCAACCGCGTCGGGAACCTCGATCGGCACGCCGGGGTGCGCCAGCTCGGCCACACCGTCGATCTCAACCTCATCGTTGTTACCCGTGTAGACAACCAACATGTAGAGCTCCTTAGTGGTGGGCATCAGATGCGTGCCTTGATGTCGATCTGCGCGTCGATGTATGCCGTGTAGCCCTGGTCGCTGACGAACTCGAGGAACTGATTCCACGAGACCGTGAAGGACCAGACGCCCTTGGCGATGACAGTCGGGGTACGGAGCAGCGGGCGCAGCCCGACCGCGATCGCCGAGTACAGCGCGAAGGCCCGCTCGGTCGCTTCCTGCTGCGTAAAGCCGGGCTTGGAGATGTGGATGGCGAACTTGAGGACGTACTCCTCTTGCATCTTCAGCTGCCCGTAGGGGGCGTACGCGGTGTTCTCCGGGCCCGAGTCGCCGATCCAGATGTGCTCGTGCTCGAGCTTGGCAATGCCCGGGTCGCCGTAGCCGATCGTCACGCCGTCGAGGTCGGGGAAGTTCCTGAAGATCTCGAGCAGGTTGACCTTCGCGGCCGGCACGGTGGAGACCGCTGGTGCATCCGTCATCGGACTCCGCCGTGGAACACCGAGTACCGCTGCGGGTCCAGGTTCAGCGGCCGCGTCGCGGCCTTCATGCCGGCGCTGCCGCGCTCCCGGAATGAGTACCGGTCATAGGCTGCGTCGACGTCGGGGATGCCGGTGGAGAAGGCGTCAGCGGTCGCCAGCTTGTAGGACTGGCCGTTGTCGGCAGTGAACGTCGTGGCCCGCTCGTTGACGCCGGAGACCTCGAAGTTCAGTCGGGAACGCAGCCGGGTGAGCGATGCCCGGCGCACGTCGGCCGGTGGCTGATCCCAGCCGTGCTCGTACTCGATGACGATGTTGCCGCGGCCCTCGTCGAAGAACCCGAAGTCGGTGCGGTGCAGCATGCCGTCGGGATCCCAGCGCAGGCCTGACAGTTGCGCGGCGGTGAGCGCGGTGAATTGCGTGCCGCCGGGGATGGGGTAGATCTTCACCGAGCGGACGGTGCGGATCATGTTCGCGCCCAGGATGATCTCCGGGGTTGCGAGGCCGTCGAGGATCTCGCGGCGATACCGCGGCACGAACGCGACGTCGCAGATCCGTTCGGCTTCCTCCTCGACCTCCTGGCGGGTGCTGAGTAGCAGCGCGTCGGGGTATTTAGCGGTGTCGGCGATCAGGGAGTTGTTGGACGTGCGCGCGTCGCTGATGCTGAAGTAGTAGCCGCCGACGATCTCGTGCTTCGTCGTGGTGACGCGGCCGTTGCCGGCGTCGGTCCAGACCGCGGTGAGCAGGTTCAGGGCCGCGGTCTGCGCCGCTGTCAGAGTCACCGTGTAGACACCGGTGTTCGGCGAGGTCGTGGCGGTGCCAGCGGCCAGCACCACTGTCCCGTCGGCCTGTGTGACGGCCACGGTCAACGCGCCGGACGCTGCCACTGGAGTGCCGTCCTGATCGGCGAGCGTCATGTTCAAGACCGCTGGGGTGCCCTGCAGAACTCGTTGCCGCACGACAACCTCCTTACGGTCGGATGGTGAGAGTGCCGGCGGCGCGTTTCACGCCGTTGCCGAGGCTGACCCAGATCTCATAGGTGCCCGGCGTCAGGGTCGCGGTGCCGGTAGGCCCGACTGAGCACTTGGCGTAGTAGGCGGGCCCGGGCCACGTCTCCCAGGTCGCGGCGAAGTACGTCACGGTGCCCGCTGCTGGTGCGAATCCCATCTGCACCGCGTTGCCGGTCGGATCGGTGGGCACGCCGTTGGTCAGAGTGGAGACGGGGACGAGGACCGGTTCGGTGTCGGTGACGGACATGCTCACATCGGTCACGAGCTGCTCCTCAGAGTTTCGGCCGTCCGATCTTGGTCGCCGTCCGCGGCGGCCCGGCGTGCCATTCGGTACGGGGCCGCTGGGTGGTGACTCCGCCCGCTCGTGGCCTGCCCACGAACCAGATGAGCCGAGGTCGGCCGGTGTCCCAGATCAACCGCGGGGAGCCGACCCAGGTCTGCAGGAGCGCGCCTGTGATGAGGCTGCCTGCGAGCGTGACCGTCTCGACGTCGAGCACTGTGAGCAGCGCGAACATCGTGTCGAGACCGGCCGCGCTGACGGTGCTGGTCTCCACGATGGGGAGTAGGGCCAGGTGCTGGATCGCGGATGCGACCGTGACAGCTGCAACCTCGGTGGCCGCGATCGCTCCGGACTGGCCGGCCTGGGTGCCGACCGTGACGAGCTCGCCCTCGACGATCGCCGCGGCGCCGCTCGTCGAGTCGGTCCCGGTTGCTGCAACGGTGTCCAGCTCGAGGACACTGATCGCGCCGAGCTCGGTGCCCGTGCCGCCGAGGCCGACGGTGGACACGCTGGCGATCGCCACGGTCGCGCTGGTGGTGTCCTGGCCGGCGAGGGTGACGGTGTCCAGCTCGGCGATCGCCTCGACGCCGGAGATCGTGTCCTGGCCGGCCACGCTGACGGAGTCCAGGCTGATCGCTGCCGCCGTGCCGGTGGTCGAATCCAGGCCCGCCACGGCCACGGTGTCGACGCTGACGGGCGCTATCGGCCCGCTGGCGGTGTCCGTACCGGCGAGGGCGACGGTGTCTGTCTCGGTGACAGCCGGCGCGCCCGTGATGGTGTCGCTACCGGCCAGCGCGATGGTGTCGACCTCGACCGGGGCGACAGCGCCGGTGATCGTGTCAGCGCCGGCCACGCTGACTGTGTCGACCTCGGTGGCAGGTATGACACCGGAGTCGGTCGCGCCGCCGGCGGGTGTGATCGCGCCCAGGAACGACTTCATCACGCCGGAAGTCGTGTAGGTGAACGTCTTCGTTCCGGTGGCGCCAGAGCCGGCCGCGTCAACGGTGGCGCAACAGGTCTCGACGGTGTTGCCGCTCTGCCTGCTGGTCATTCCCGCAGGCATCGTCCAGGTGCCGGCGCCCACCGCGAAGTTCGATGCGAAGCCGACGAGGTCGGACCCGGTGGTGGCCACCGTGCAACCAGGGTTGACGCTGGTGGTCGAGTTGGCCGAGCCCTCGATGGTGCCTGGTGCGACGTCGAACGGATCGCCCGAGGTCACCCGGCCGGACAGCAGCACGCACACTGCGCCCCGATAGGCCGAGACGTGGGTGAAGGAATACGTGCCGGTGTCGGCCGCGGTCAGCCGCTTCCAGAACACGTCGATCCGGCCGCGTGTGGTGGACGTGGTCGCCAGCGATGTCTTGAGCGTGAACCCGGTCGGCGGGGTGACCGTCGTCGCGCTCTCCATGTAGTACGCGACGAGGGCGATGTCGTTGATCGCCGCGCCGGTCGGTACCGGGACTGCGCCGTTTACAGCAGTCGTGGAGGCCAGGATCGCGCTAGAACGGAATGCCACGACGCACCCCTCGGCTTTTGCTTAGCCCATCTGGTCTGTGAGGGAGCCGATCGGCACCACCACGGTGTCGCCGAGGTTGACCGCCTTGCTGCCGCCGGTGACCGACGCGTAGGACAGTTCCTTCGGAGTGCCCGTGGAGTCGACCGCCTTACAGCCGGCCCAGGTCCCGGCCGGCGCGTTGGTGATCTGCGCGGCGTTGGTCGAGGCCGTCACTGCGCCGGTGGCGTTGTTGGTCGGCGCGCCCATCGTCAGACCGGAGAAGCCGGTGCCCGCGGTGTAGCCGGCAGCCGTCGACCATTCGGTGTCGGTGCCGTTGTTCGCCGTGCGGACCACGGACAGGAACAGCACCTTGATCGGGCCGGTCACGGCGTAGGCGGTGCCACCGTACTTCGCGACCAGGTAGCGGTTCGCCTCGGCTGACGGTGCCCCAGAAGTCCCGGACATGGCTCAGGCCTCCTGGGTGGCGCCGGCGTAGGTGCTGGTGATGTGCTTGCGCAGCTTGTCGCCGCGCACCCCGGACTTCGCGACCTCGACGATCGCAAGGTTCTGCGCGTTGAGCACGTCGAGGATGAAGGCGGGCGTGCAGTCGTGGTGGAACTGCTGACGCCCGTAGTGCAGCTTCGGGTGGTCGTCGTTCTGCCCGCAGCCCTCGCAGCGGTAGAACACATGCACGCTCGCCTTGTCAGCCACGTCGTCGCGCCTTTCGGGAAGCTGCGATCTTCTTGCGGTCGCGTTTGGGCCGACCAACGGTGGGCACCTTCTCCAGGCGTCCACCGCCGGTCAGCGGAAAGCCGTACGGCATGGGATTCCCCTTATCAGCTGAGGAAGATGGAACCTTCGACGGTGCCGATGATGACAGCGAAGATCCCGTTTACGAACCGGGTTCCGTCGCTGAAGTCGCCACGATCGTCGGTTCCCTGGGGCAGCTGGATCGTGTCCAGCAACGTCCCGGACCCGGCGGTGTTGTCGAACAGCTGGACCACCGCCGGCGCTGCACCGGTCGTCTCTCGGACCGTGAACCCGCGGTAGAAGCCGCTGCCGGTGGCGAGTTGCCCCGCCACCAGCGGCTTCGGGGTTGAGGGTGCGGCCACGACTACCGGATCACGTAGTCGATCTCGACGATGCACGCCGGGATCACGACGCCGGTGCCGGAGTGGATCCGGCTGACGGTGAGCACGTCGCCGGCGTTGGCCACAGCGTCTGCCGCGGTGCCCGACAACGCCATGACGTCGGCCACGAACGCCGTCGAGTTGACCGCCGCCCAGGAGCGGCCGAGCGGCAGCGCCGCGCCGGCCGCGGCAGCGCCGCGGTTGCGGACCGACAGGATGCTGAAGTTGGTGACGTTCGCGACGACCGCGGCCAGCGGGATGACCCGGCCTGCCTTGATCGTGGCGTTGGTCGGCAGCACCGCGACCGGCGTCTCGTCGTCGGTGGCGGCTGAGGCCATCGCCGCCGGGATGAGTGCCCGGATCGTGAGGACCCCGGGGGTATCGGCTAAACCTGGCATGACAAAACTCCGTTCAGTTCTGGTTGAGCCCCGACGGTCCGCCGGGGCCGGGAGCCGTCAGGCTCAGTTGCCCCGGTAGAAGCCGCGGAAGTCGAGCGGCGTGCCGGAGTAGATGTGCCGGATCTTGTAGGTGATCTTGTCCGAGGTGAACACCGAGCCCACCGTGACGTCGGACTGCACAAGCAGGTCGGGGTCCTGCTTGCCCTGGTAGAAGCCGAGCTCGATGGTGGGCACCATCGCGGGATCCCCAGCGAGGAACCAGGTTCCCGGGGCGAGCGCGGAGAAGTAATCCACCACGATCGGGGTCAGCCCCTGGTGAATGTTGGGGGTGTTGGTCGGGCCGGCCGGGGTCGCGGGGATCGCGACGGCGGAGGTGCACAGCTGGAAGGCCAGCTCCTCCAGGTCGGACGGCACGATCAGGAACTTCGGCACGATCGACAGCAGGTCGGTGCTGTCGCCGAACGCCGACTGCTTGCGCATCTTCTTGCGGCCCAACGACAGGTTGGTCTGCGAGAGGGTGTTGCCGGCGTCGAGGTTGTTGTGCCCGGCCGCGAACAGCGCGGTCGAGTCGAAGCTGCAGACCGCGTTGGACTGCAGCATGTCCCAGACGAACCGGAACAGGGTCTGCGCGGCCGCCAGGCCGAGCTTCACCGGGATCCGGGTCACGGCCCGCAGGTCGTCGTTGGCGATCGTCTCGATGGTCAGGTCCTCGGTGCCACCACGCTTGGTGATCCCGTAGGTCGCCTCCTCGTTGCCGGGCGTGGCCAGCGGCTGGTAGGGCGCGCCCTGGTTCACACCAGGCAGCACCCCGTAGCCACCGAGACGCTCGATGCGCTGCGTCCGGAAGTCGTTGACCGGCACCATCGAGGAGATGATGTTGCGCCAGGTCGCCAGCGTCGGCTGGTTGTACTCGGCGACCATGCGCCGGGTGACCGAGTCGCCCAGGATGGTGTTCCACGTGCCGGACACGACCGACTCCGTGGAGCGCAGCGACGAATCGAAACCTTCGCCGCCGCCGACCGACTCGGACAGCACCTTGCGGTTGAAGTCCTCGCTGTCGAGAATCCGCGGCCGGTAGCCGGTGATGTCGACGAAGGCCTCCTTCAGGGACCGGTAGCCCTTGGAGAAGTCGCCGTCGAACGAGGCATTCAGCGCCTCGATCTTCTTGTCCATCGATTCCTTGGCGACCTCGACCGACTGGATCGTCGGGGTAAGGCCCTGCTTCTCGAAGCCGGCCAGCAGACCCTTCACCGTCTCGACCTGGGCGAGCAGCTCGCCCTCGGTGAAGTTCTCCGCCAGCAGGCCGGTAACGGTCTCGACCACGCGGGTCGTGGCGGTCTCCGCGAAGCCGGCGCCAGACACCGCCTCACGGATGGCCATCTTGCCGACGAGAGACTTGCTCTCGTACTTCGGTGCGTCCTTGTCGTCGACGACCTTGACGGATTCCTTGGTGCCTTCGGCCGCAGGGGCTTCAGAGGCGAGACCGACGGCAGCGCGCTGCTCGGGGGTCGCGGTCTTGAGCAGCTCGAGCAGCTCTTCTACCGTTGCCGGCATCTCATTCTCCTTCTGTGCAGTGTCTAGCCCGCCGGCCACCATGCGAGTGGCTCGGCCTCCGGCAGCCGGGTCGGCTACCACGTCCGCTGAATTCACGGAGAGGATCTTGGTTGCTTCCGACAGCCGGCGGCCGCCGTCCACGATCGTTCGGTAGTTGGCCATCACGTCATGGCTGATACCGACCAGACCGGCGAGGCCGGCTTCCTGCGCAGCGAGAGACGCGTCCAGCGCCTCCGCCGTGTGAGTGGCCGACGGCAGCAGGTGCAGGTCGCCGTAGATGCCGTCCTCCTTGGCCTCGACGTCGCGGTAGGAACCGACCAGGCCGAGGATGGTGGACGTCTTGAGCTCGGCCTCGGTGCGGTGATGGTCATAGGCCTTGGCGCCCTCGTACAGCGAGACCGCCTCGGTCAGCACGTCGGCGGGGTAGCGGCGCATGTTCTTCGAGTCGCCGTTGGCGATGATCCGGACACCGAAGATCCGGCCGCCCGCCGCGTCCTCACCCTTCGCCTCGATCAGGTGGCCGGTGATGGAGTCCGCTTCCTTGCGCGACTCGGTCACCGGCTCGTCCGCTGCGAGCGGCTCGTAAGTCGTGGTGGCCTGCACCTCGATAGGTGTGCCCAGGGTTACCGCCCCGGCTGCGTCCATCGAGTAGGTGACCTTGAACTGGTCGTTGCTCATCCCGGAGCAGTAGACGGCCCAATCCGGGCCGATGTCCTGCACGTAGATGTAGACGTCGTTGTCGAGCTTGTTGCCGATGGCGTCGGCCTGCTGCTCGAGCTTGTCCTCGATCGCCGCCTGCACGATGCGCCGGATCTCGTCGAACGAGCCTGCTGTCACTGCCTCGGTTGTCGCCTGCGGTGCGGGCAGCTCGTCGATCTTCGTCAGCTCCGCCGAGGACAGGCCCAGGTAGTGACCCGTGGGCTTCCAGCCGTCACCGTCCTTGGCGTACATCTCGACGCGGGCGGCCGGCTCGACGTCGTTGCCTTCGACCTTGACCGGCACAGCCGGGACCTTGCCCTTGTGCACCGACTTGACGCGGCCCTTGGCCACGCCGCTCGACGCCGACCAGGACACGAAGTCCTTGGCCTTCACGGAGACCACCGCGCCCTCGGTGAGGCGCCCGGTACGACGGCGCGACATCAGTCAGCCAGGATCTGCGGTGCGGTCGACGGCGCCTTCAGCCACACGAAGTCACCATCGCTGATGAGGTAGCGCTGGCCGTCGAACGTGGTTGCGACGGTGCCCGCCTCGGTGTCCTCGACCGAGGTCACCTCGGACTCGTAGCAGCCGAGGACCTTTGCAGCCTCGGCGATATCGGTGCTGGCGTTGTCATCAGCGGCCGCGGTCGCGGCCGCAGCGGCGTCGGCGTCGCTCGAGGCAGCCGACTTGGGGGTGCGTGTCATGGTCAAGCTCCTTGCTGGTCGGTGTTGGCGGGATCGGCGTAGGGCGAGCTCACGATCAATTTCCGGACGGTCGCGGTGCCGTTCGCGACCCTGGCCTTGGCTGAGTCGGCGGCGGCCTGCTGGGCGTCATCGACTGCCTGAGTGATGTCGTCGACGTTGACGTCCGGGCCGTCGAGCTCGGAGGTGTACGGGACGCCGGCGTACTGCTCCCACGCTTTCTGCGCGAGGATCTTGCCCGCAGGGACCGAGAGCGTGCCGTTGGCCAGCATCACGTCGATGCCCTGCGCCAACTTCAGCAACGTCGTCGCCGTGGCCGATGCCTCGGCGACGGCGATCTCCGGTCCGGTGATCTTCACCGTCTCCGAAGGCGTGACCTTGTCGTCGCCGGCGGGACCGGACTTGGCATCGGTGGCTTCCACCATGGCCGGTAGCCGACCGGCGCGGACGGCCTGGTCGACGGCGTAGCGGGCGAGCTCGGTCTGGTAGGCGAGCCACACGTTCTGCACGCCGCTGACTCGACGCAGCACCGGCTCGGCCATCGACAGCGACGTCGCGCGGTTGGCGTTGTCGGGGTCGGCCAGCCAGTGCTTGGCCAGGCCAGCGCCGGAGGCGATCGAGGTCAGGATGTCCTTGGCAGCGCCGGAGTCCTCTTGCGCACCGGACTGCGCGGACTGCGGCTTCCAGATGACCTTTTCGTTGTGCGCCTCGATCGTGCCCGAACGCGGGATGTGTGTGCCGCCGCGGGATTTCACCCACGCGTCGATCTCGGTCTGGGTGGCGCCCTCGAGGGTCACGTCCCACGTGAGGTAGCGGGCCAGGGCGGTCCGGTCGATCAGGTTGGACAGCACGTCGTCGTAGTCGTCGAGCCAGTCCAGGATCGGACCGAGGAACGGCTGCCCGCGGCGGTCCTCGAGCGTGGTCTTCCACGACGGCCACCACTGCACGTTGCCGCCGCGCAGCTCGGTCATGTCGTCGATGCAGGCCACGTCCAGGGTCCGGTCATCGGCGGCCGGTGTGGAGATGACCAGCTTGGACGGCCACAGTGGGTTGCCGTCCTGCAGGCCGACGGAGACCACCCGGGTCGTGGCGATCGGTGAGAAGCGGGTGACGCCGGTGAGCGGGCCGACCATCATCTCGAGCGCCGTTTCGCCCATCAGCATGTGGTCGCGGAGCAGCAGCTCCTGGATGCCGTTGAGGTTGTTGCGCGGGTCGTTCCAGAACTTCTGCACGACGCGCATCACGTCGGCGTTGCCGCACTGGATCGTCAGCCCGGAATCGCCGACCACGAACGAGGTGTAGGTGTCGATGATCGCCCGGGCCATCGGGTTGAGCCGGTAAGCGGCGACGGAGTAGGCCCGCTGCTTTTCCAGAGTCCACTGCGGCGTCTCCCGCGAGCCGGCTCCGATCTGTCGGAAGCCGACGTCGCCGTCGATCGGGTCGACCGCGAACTGGCCGCCGGCCGCGCCGCTGGTGACCAGCTGGTCGAGAGAGGCTTCCGTCGATCGGGTGGCAGCCGGTTCGGGTCGCCCGAACAAGTCCTTGATCCACCCCATCGCTGTACCCCCCTTAGATGTTGAGTCGGCCGTTGCCGCGGAACGGGTTGCCGGCCTCGGACGTCACCGCGGCCGAAGCGCCGGCGGCCGCGACAGTCGGGACGACGCGCTGGGTGGCGATGTCGTAGCCGAACACTGCGGAGACGATCGCGTCGATGTGGGAGCGGGCGTTCTTCTTGTCCAACATCACGCCGGCGCTGGTGAGCTTCGTCGTGGCGTTGGCCGCGTGACGGGCCAGCGCGGGATTGCCGTCGTGAGTGAAGTCCTCACCGATCACGGCGTCGAAGAACAGCGCGGTGGCGGGCACCATGCGGGTCGCGGTGTTCGGGTACTCCACTACCGGTATGCCTTGCTCGTCGAGCTCGCGGAACACATCGAGCCAGCGCGCCGGGTCGAAGACGATGCAGTCGACGTCGAGATCCCACCGCAGCTTGAGGAACCGGCCGTCGACCTTGCCGCCCGGCTTGACCTCGGCCTGTCGGTAGAGCGCCGGCAGGATCGACTTCACCTCACCGACCGGGACGTGCCAGTCGGTTGTCTTCTCGGGCCGCTCCCACAAACCCAGCAGGGTCAGATGAGGTTTGGCGCCGCCGAGCAGCCACGCGGTGATGGCGGTCGAGTCGTTGCTGAACGAGCCGTCGAACTGCACGACCGCCCGCTCGCCGGGAATGGGCTTGCGCCGCGGCGCCGCGAGCTTTTCCCATCGGCCATCGGGCAGCCATGAGGTGACGGTCTGCACCCAGATGTTCAGGCGCTTGGCTTTGAAGTCCGCCTCGGGTAGCCGCTTGGCCCGGTCGGCCATGTTGTCCAGGTGCAGGAAGTCGCCGAGGGCGGGATTGGAGTCCGGCCAGTGCTTCGGGTCGAGGTAGTTGTCGCCCTTCTTGAGCTCGGTCTCATAGATCCGCGCTCCGAACCGCAGATCCTTCTCCTCGCCGGACATGACCTTCTTGGCTCGCTGGTACTCGCGGAAGCAGATGGTGGGCGTGCCGTCGCTGTAGTTCGTGACGCCCTTGGTGGTGATCACGATGGTCAGCGGCTGGTCGCGGGTGTCCGAGCCCTGGTTCATGACGTTCCACAGATCGTCGTCGATCTGGGTGTGCAGCTCGTCGAAGATCACCCGCGACGGGTTGAGCCCTTCCTGGAGCCGCGACTCTCTCGACAACACCCTGTAGACCGAGCCGGTCGCCGCGTACTCGATGACCTTCGAGGACCGATAGATCTTCAGGTGCTTGGACAGCACGGGGGAGAGCTCGACCGCGGCGACGACCTCGGCGAACACCAGCGATGCCTGCTCGCGGGAGCCGGCGCACGAGTACACCTCGGCGCCAGGCTCGTCGAACATGCCGTCCAGGGCGAAGCCGCCACCGAGCAACGACTTCGAGTTCTTCCGGCTGATGAAGATCTCGTACGTCGTGTACATCCGCACGCCACGGTTGTTCAGCCGAAGAGCGTCGCTGATCAGGTCGCCCTGCCAGTGCCGCAGCTGCACCAGCTGCCCTCGCGCAACACCCTTGGTCAACCGCATCGTCGAGCCGATGAACTCGCAGGTGCGAAGGCCGTCAGTGTTGGCGTCGGTCCACTTAGTCTTGGCCGGATCCCACAGCGCGTTTCCGCGCGGTAGCTCGGTCGGGAACCTTGGCGGCGCGCCGCGGGGCAGTCCTTCGCGCAACGATGTCGACCTCGCCGTCACCCGGCTTCACCTCCGCGACTCCTAGACGGCCACGGTCGGACGGGTTGAATCCGCACAGCGACTCGAGCTTCACGACCTCAGCGAGAACGCCGCGCAGCTGGCTGAACGCTGGATGCGCGACCAGGCCGCCGCGCTGACCTTTGGTGAACGGCCCGTCTTCCTCGAGCACGAGTCGCAGGTGCAGCTCGTCGATGCGACCGAGGCAGATCCGGGTCAGCACGTCCAGGTCGGTGCGCACTGACAACCACGACTTGCCGGCCGACCAGAGCCGGGTCCATGCCTCGGCGCCGACCTCGGCCAGGCAGACCTCGCACGGCCTGGCCGGATCACGCGCCCGGGCGACATAGCAGTTGTCCGCGCCGTCGGTCGTCCGCAGCCGAACAGGTACCGGCGGGATCTCGGCCACCCCGGGCATCTGCGTAACGGTGCTCGCGTCGGGCAGCTTGCGGCCGGCGATGTCTCGCGTGGCCGAGCGAGCGTGCCGGCGTTTCTGCTCGAGCGGCTTGGTCGGGCGCCCCATCAGATTCCTTGATCAACAGTGATCATCGGCGCCCCAAGCTGGTGATCTGAAAAGTGGTGATCTAGCCCGAGTTTTGTTCATCTGCAAGGTTTGGGGCTAAGCCTTCATAACATGTCCGGTTTGGAACGTATTTTGATTTCAGACGCCATCGATGCGCGTCCGCGTTCCCTTCGCCCGGTTGTGGCGCCGGCACAGGGTCTGACGGGGGCCGGTATGCCTACCACCATTTGCCAGCGCTACGACGTGGTCGGCAGTCAGGTCATCAGTGCTACCGCACACCGCACACCGTGGCTCAGCCGCACGCTGTGCCCGTGCGTATGGCCTGTCGCTGTTGCGCAACGCAACCCATTGGCGTGTGTGCTCTGCACAACGCGGGCCATGACCCAATGCGTTGCACGGATTCCCTGGCATACCAAGACATGGACGCAGCATCGAGCTGCCTCTCGTCGAGTGTCGCTCCGAGCTAGACATCCTGTCGCGCGATCGCAGACAGCGGACGCCATCAGTCCGTCCAGCGGACACGAGGTGGCCGGACGATGTGGCCTGGCGTCGCAGGTCGCTGCCTTGGACCGCGCACCGAAAGGTGTGAGCGCGCTTGCATCAGCCTTGCCCGCCACGTTGCGGGGATTGACGACACCAGGCCACGCACATCAGCAGACCAAGGCCGGTATGCGGGTCAACACATGACGAAGGACCGGCGAGATTGAAGCTCGTCGGTCCCCTGGGCATACGTGTGGTACTGCGTTCGGCTGTAGATTACACGCCGCATTCCCTCAACCGTGGCCAGTTGTGCCGCTGGCGTGTCGAAGCCAAGCCCAACCGAACCACGTCATCGAGGTCATACAGCACCCGGCCACGCTGATCAGGACCGTGCCGGGTCAGCACCCCGTCCGATGCCCAGTTGCGGATGGTGCCAGCCGGCACACCGGTGACAGCCTCGATCGCCGGCGCATCCAGCAACACACGACCCAACGCCATCGTCACAGCCGATCTACTCTGACCATCATGGCAAAGCTACGACAACAACCAGACGGAACATGGGCCGAGATCACACCACTCGCGTGCCCGAAGTGTGGCGCTGACTGGCGGCCGCGCGGATCGTTCACCAACTCATCCACCGGCGGCGTGAGCGGCCGGATCTGGACATGCAACACCTGCGGCAATGAGACCCGGGACCGCATCGAAGGCCATCGCCCAGGTA